CGTCTGGATATTCGCCTTCGTAACTCATTATCCATTCAGTACCGGTCCATTTATATTGTATTCCAGTGTTTAGATTAGTAGTGTATACTTCACTATCTTGTAATGCTGCAACAAATACTCTATTCCACTTATTGCCATCCCATTCTACAATATCATTTTGTTTAGCAGCAAAGTCTGTACCGTCTGCATTTTTCCAAGCATCAGGTCCGTCAACATCTAAGTATAGTTCGTATTCAACTACACTTCCTGCAGGTATTCCTTGAGGGATATTAATAATATATTCTCCGTCTGGATTAGATGATTCGGGCACTATTTCAACATTTATTCTTGTTCCGTCTACGTAAACAGTTTCGCCTCTGCCTCCGCTAACACTGCTAACATCTGTAAATGCAACACCAGTACGAATTTGAAAGATAGTATTTTCTGTTGTAAATCTTTCTCTATGAACATGTCCTACATTACCTAATAGTAAAATTCTAGGATTTGTACTAAGACCAAAGTCCTGTGGATTTTTCTTAGTAGGATCTATTATATAATCGATACTAGTACGTCCTTCTAGGTAAGTGTCATCTGGAAGTGTGTCGGTATCTACATTGATAATTAATTCTGTTTCGTCTGTTGTATTAATTGCTGCTGTACCAACAATTTCATAACCGTTTGATCTTTGTAACCTAAGCTCGGTAATACCTGATTCAAATTCAAATGGCAAAGATTTTAGATAGCCTGTCCAAGTCTCGGCTCCTACAACAGCATTTTTGCCAATCAGTTTTGCTACTCCGTTCATAAACAACAGATCGTAGTTGTTATGACTTGTAGTTATAAGTGTTGTTTCTGTACCAAGTGCTTCGCGTTTACCTGGCAATGTACTTGGATTTGTTTCGTCTACAACTTCTGCATCTTTAACTAGACTTTGTGCATAAGCAGTGTCGTTGATATTAATTTCCAAACCTTCGTCTGCAAACATTGCTGTAATAATATTAGTGATAACTCCAAGTTTTTTAACTTTAACTGGCGGACTAATATAAATTGGCATTTCAAATGTAAGTGTTGCAACGTCAATTTCGCTCTCAACTCCCATAGGAATACTACGCGAACTAAATGTAATGTTGGTTAGATTTACAACACTCAAACTAGTCCAATCGATATAGTTGTCTGTGCTTTGTATTTCTAAACTAGGATTAAACAACATTAGAATTTGTTCTAATATCTGTAACTTTTGATCTGTATTTGTTGTCCACACATCTACATTAACAGTAAGTGTATATGGTGTAGGCATTAAACGTTCAACTGTATAATTTTTACCTTCTTTCTTTAGGTATTCATTACCGTCGTCATCGTATGCACGTTCGCGTATGTTTAACTTATTAACATAGCTACTATCAGATAAACGTGCAGTATCCATTTCTAGCCCTGTAATATACACTGCCATCCTAGGAGCACTAGGTATTTTGTTTTCGGAGTTATCGCGGATAATACTGCCGACTTGTCTAGTCAAATCGCCGTACATAACAGGAACTTTAACTAGTTTGTCTTGTGCATCTTTATAGCCAAACTCGCCTAGCATTCTGATTACTTGTGTAATATAACGTCTAATCTGTTTATCGTAAAAATGCTGCATTAGTTATCTGCCTTAGGTTTAAGTGCCTGCGATAGACTTTGTTTTTCTTTAAATGTTTCGCCTGCAACTGTAGTTGTTGCATCGTCGTTATTAATAAATGTACCTTTTTGGTTGTTAGCAGTATCAGCACCATATAGGTCTGCACGTCTAACGTCTTGTACTTTATTCCAACGATTTGCTTTATATTTAAAAAGTCTATTAGGCATAAAATCTGTTCTCATAAAGTAATCGCCGTCTTGAGGATTTGCTGGAAAGCTAATACCATGTCCAAATGGTTCACCGTTTGGTGCAATATCTCCACCAATCAAATAGCCTTTGTATCCTGGGCGATCAGGCTTAGCCATTTCTTTTAGATCGTCAGTGCCTTCAGTTTCAGTAAGTTCAGTTTCTCCACTTTCTGTAGTTTGCAGTGTGTAGAAATGACTCACATCATAACCACTTTGCTGTACTTCTTCAGTTGCTTCATCTTTAACTGCTTGAGAAATTTGCATTTCCTTTTCGTATGTGGATAGCAAATCTCTAAGAGTATCGTTACTGCCTTCTTCAGCTGGTAAATCTAAAATATCTTTATATTCTTGTCCGTCGTATATCTGTTTTAATTTTAATCTATACAAGTGCGGGTACCAAGTTTGCGAAAAGCCTTCCGCTGCACGGTTAACGTCTTCTACTACGTAGAATCGTTTTAATGCCAAGTCATAACTATTTTCAGCATATTCGTCTAGCAAGTGAGGTAATTCAATTACATCACCTGGCATAATTTTTCTACCTAATGTTTCTACGCTGCTTCTAATATGTATGGTCATAAACAGTGTGTCATTGCTTAGGAACAATCCAAACTGGCTTAGATCGAAGTCAATGTCGTTTACATTGTAGATTGCTCTGATTCGATACACGTCTGGATCATATTTTCTATCACGGTTTTCTAAAAATACCATGTCTTGTATTTGCGTATGATCTTTTACTGTTGTGCCGTCGTCTGTTCCTGTATATTTGTATATATGCAGGTCAGTCCCGCCAACAGTAAACATTTCTAGAATCTGACGATCTAAAAATTCGTAATCTTTTCCGCGCTCTGGTTTATATAAAGATAATCTTGGCATACACATATTTATCGCAACGATAAATACTATACGGAGAACTTCTATGGCAGACTTACAAACACAAAAGCAAGAAATATTTGATTACTGTTACGCAATGCTTGGCGGCGGAATGATTGATGTTGAATTAGATCCAGTGCATTATGAAACTGCACTAGAAAAAGCATTAACAAAGTTTCGACAGCGTTCTGATAACAGTGTTGAAGAATCATATATGTTCATGCCTACTGTTATAGATCAAAACGATTATATATTACCTAATGAAGTAATGGAAGTTCGACAACTATTCCGTAGAAGCGTAGGCTCACGTACAGGCGGCGGCGACGGTGGTACGTTATTTGAACCGTTTAATATGGCTTACACAAATACATATTTGCTAAGTTCGTCAAATATGGGAGGATTAGCAACATACGATATGTTCTCTCAATACCAAGAACTAGTAGGACGTATGTTTGGTAGCTTTATTGAATTTAAATGGAATAGCACTAGTAAAAGACTAACACTTCTGCAACGTCCAAGAGCAGAAGAAGATTTGTTGTTATATGTTTATAACTATCGTCCAGATAGTGAATTATTAAATGACTACCTTGCAAAACAATGGATTAAAGATTATACATTAGCTGGCTGTAAATATATGCTAGGTGAAGCACGAAGCAAGTTTGCTACTATTGCTGGACCACAAGGCGGATCAACGTTAAACGGCGATACATTAAAAAGCGAAGCACAGCAAGAAATGGAAAAGCTCGAAAAAGACGTACAAGAAGCAGTTCCGGGTGGTACAGGCTACGGCTTCACTATTGGCTAATGTTAACGCTATAATTTACACTTGTTGTAAATATTAGCATGACATACTTTCAACTCAAAGAAGCAAATCGTTTTTATTGGATGGTCAAAGGCCAACTTATTCCTGAATCATGGAGCGAAAAAGATATTATGGCAACATATGAATCTTACTTTGCTCGCATATGGGGCAACCACGAAGCATGTGTGCATGAGATTGGTTTTGAAGCAGCATGGGCGCAACGCCAAGCAGAAAAACGGTTGACAAAGGTTGCATAAGAACTTATAATATACAAATATTCAATGGAGTTTATTTGTATGTTACCTAAGTTACTTGTTGTCGGTCATGGTAGACACGGCAAAGATACTGTATGCGAAATGTTACAAGCATACGGTTATACTTTTCAGTCTAGTTCTAAATTTTGTAGTGAGCTTTTTATCTTTGACGAACTAAAAGACAAGTACGGTTATGCTGACGAAGAAGAATGTTATGCAGACAGACATAATCATCGTACTGAATGGTATAACATGATCCATGATTATTGTCGTGATGACCTTGCACGATTAGGCAGAAATCTATTTGCAGAACACGACATCTACTGCGGCTTACGCAACAAGCGTGAATTCTTTGCTATGCAGAACGAAGAGATTTTTGATTACGCTATTTGGGTTGATCGAGCAGATCACTTGCCTCTAGAAGATCCTAGTTCAATGAGTATTGAACAATGGATGTGCGACTTTACAATTGACAATAATGGTTCGCTAGAGCGTCTTGAAAAGAACGTAGCAGTTCTAATGCGTAAGATTTTTAAAGATCGGGGATTAAGTCTCCCTGCTTCCACCGGACACCGGTTTTTTGCAGAATACGTTGACAGTTAGCACAAATAGTTTTTAGGTTACTTGGTCTACAATTTTGTAAGTCGCCGTCTATATGAAACACATTAAACTGTTCAGGATGGCGACTTTTAAAACCACACTTCTCACAAGTATCTAATTTTTTATATCCTGCTTGCTTCCACTTAGGTATTCCGTGACCGACTCCGTTACGTAAACAAGTCTCGCACAGTTTACGATAGTAAGTTCTATTTCCTTTTTTGTAGTTTATAGCAGCAGGTCGCTGTCCGCACTTGCATAATGGTCTCATACTGTATTTAGCTCACCTTTTTGGTCCCTTTTTCTACGGTATTACAGCTATATTTTCTTCTGCAAGTGGTAAATACAAGTAATAAATTGACCCAATCCATAGGAGAAATATAATGGCATTAACATCACCAGGTGTACAGGTTAGCGTAGTAAACGAGAGTTTTTATACTCCGGCTGAACCAGGTACAGTTCCAGTTATTTTCTGTGCTACAGCACAGGATAAAACAAATGCTTCGGGTACAGGTACAGCGTTAGGCACACTAGCACAAAATGCAGGTAAGCCTTACTTGATGACATCACAGCGCGACCTAGCTGAAACATTTGGCGATCCTACTTTTAAAGTAGACTCAAACAATAATCCAATACACGGATCAGAAGTAAACGAATACGGCTTACAAGCTGCTTACTCTTTCTTAGGTGTATCAAACAGAGCATGGGTAGTAAGAGCTCCAATTGACTTAGGTCAACTAGAAGCAAGATCATCTGTTCCTACTGCTGATCCAGCAGCTGGCACATATTGGTTAGATACTACTACATCATTATTTGGTATCCAAGAATGGAACAATGCAGATGTAACA